GTTGCCTGTACTAAAATCACCTTGTATCAAAGGAACAGCATTTATATTTGCCTGTTTTACAATAAACTGATTAGCAACATCATTACTCTTTCCAGCCCGATAACCAATAGCTACAACATCGTTAGCGGTATTTTCTTTTGTCGCTTCATAACCAATTCCTGTAACCTGATCTCCTTCGTTTGAATTACCAGCATAAGACCCTAAAGCAGTTTGATAATCTCCTGTGTTTGAATTACCAGCAGCATGCCCTAAAGCAGTTTGACGATCTCCTGTGTTTAAATAACCAGCAGCACGCCCTACAGCAGTTTGATAATCTCCTGTGTTTTCATGACCAGCCCAATGCCCTACAGCAGTTTGACTATCTCCTGTGTTTGAATGACCAGCATTATACCCTACAGCAGTTTGATAAACTCCTTCGTTTAAATAACCAGCATAATACCCTAAAGCAGTTTGACGATCTCCTGTGTTTTCACGACCAGCATAATACCCTAAAGCAGTTTGACGAATTGATGAAGTATTACCAGAATTACCAGCTCCTGCTCCGACTAAAGTAGAATAATATCCAGCCTCTCCATTCTTAGCCAGTTTTAAGCCGTTTTCTCCATCAAATAAATAAGCACTATCTTCGTCTATGTTAATATTTCCATCTACATCTAACTTTTCTGTTGGACTCGTCGTCCCGGGACTCGTCGTCCCGATGCCGACCCTATTTGCTATTAAAGTTTGAGTGCTTATATTTTTTTTTATACTATAATCTTCTAGAATTCCTTTACTTTTACCGTCGTCTATTGCTTTACTTTTTTCTTTAGAAATTATATAAGGATTTTTCTTTGCCATTTTATACTGAGGTTACTACTTCGCCTCCTACTCCTTTTTCTGTTACGAATGCTAGTTTATTATCTGCTCCGCCGAATATACAATAAGCTAAATAGCCTACATCATTTTTTATTTCTGTTGCTTCGTTTGTGCATATTGGTAATATTAAAGCTTTTGGTGTTTCTATATCAGTTTCCATTTTATGCGCTTGTTACTGCTTCCCAATTTCCAGCTCCTGCTGCTTTGTTCTTGCAGAAATTTATTTTATTTGTTGTAGAATTATAAATTATTGTTCCTTTATCAGCTACTAATGTATCTCTTACTGCTGTGCTTACTGAGGGTAAAATTAAAACTTTAGGCCTTAAAATATATTCTCCCATTATTTCTTTTTCCTCTTTTTAGTTTTCTTTTTTGGTTTTTCGTCGGTTATTTCTTCGGTTATTTTTTCTCTATGCTCTAAATAATATATTGTATCTGCATTATCTTCTAGAATTCCTTTATCGACGTTTTCTTTTCCTCGTCGCATTCTACCTTCATGAGACATTTTTAAGCCCTCGTGTTAGTTATTTTGCATATACCATTAGGCGCATGTAATTGACAGACACCTCTCTCAGACGCTCTTATTGTTATAGATTTTTGTGGGTCTAGAATTGTATCTACTTTTAAACCTTGTGCTTGTTTCCAGACTAAGCTCTCTCCTTTAACTGCAACATAAGCGTTTTCTGCTGTTACTGCTTCACTAATCATTATTTTTAATCCGCATAATTCATTAACTACTCCATTTTCTACTGCGCTTACGCTTCTAAATGTAGGATGATTTAATACTTTTGTATTTGATATTATATTTGTATAATCTTCTCCATTAACTACTAAATATCCGTTTCCGTTTAAGGCGTCTATTCCATCTACTCTTAGCATATTTATTCCATAAAGTATATCATAAATTGGGTCCCTATTAGCTACGGTTTCACTATCCCATTCATTACCTGCTGTTATTGCAAATGTATTTCCTGCGCTTTGCATTACTGCTTCAATAGCTACATCAATTTGCCATTGTATTCTTCTGCCTATTCTTAGAATATGTCTTTGTAACATTGGGACAGTAGCATATTCGCTGCTTTCAGTAGAAATAACTCCCTCTGCTCCATATTTTAAAATAACTGAGCTTACTTTTGTTTCTGTTACTTGTGCGAATGGAAAAGGAGCCATCTGTGGTATTCCTGCGATTGGGCTTCCCGTTCCGCCATCAGTTTGGTCTGTATTAGTTTCTCTATAATATGACTCAGTCCATGCTGAAGAAGTATCTATAATACATAATGTCTTTAATCTAGCCATATCTAGATTTACAGCTTTGACTGCTCCGTCTATATATTCTTTTCTAAGGTCTGCTTCTCTCCATGTGTCCGCCATTATTCTTCATCTCCCGATTTTTCGGTTTCTTCTTCTTCTATTTCTTCTTCTTCTACCATTCTCCTACCCTCACTCTTATTACTTCATTAGCTCCTGCACCTTCTAGAGCTTTACCTACGACAGATCCTGTTAAAATATCTCCTGCTACTGCTGGTCTTACTTCGTTTGCTGTTCCATCTAGAGCTAATAAATCTCCCGTTGAACAACTATCCCCGCCGTCTGTTAAATCCCAGACTCCATTTAAAGCTGCTGTAATTTCTGTAATTCCATCAGAAGCCGTTTTTTCTTCCCATGCTATTCCTGCAAATACATCAGCATCTCCGTTGTGTGCAGCTGCTGTATTGGGGTCGGATAACTTTAACATAGTTCCGATTGGTATAGCTCCCTCGTCTGCTACTGTATATCTTGCAAAACGTGTAGGTGTTTCTATGCATGTTGCTTCATCTGCCATGAATATCCATTAATTTTATAGTTTATATATCTTTCTATTTATTCGGTTAAACGAATAAGTGATATTTTTATTAATAACTGCTTTTTAGCGGTTTAATTATCCATGCGTTTCAGTGCTTTTCCGCGTGGGAGAATTAACGGAGTGTCTTTATTTTGTTTTCGTATGCTCTTATTGTTACTTTAATTTCTTCTATATCTTTTTCACAGCGTTTTATTTCTAATTCTTTTATAGGTAGTAATGCTTTTAATCTTGCTAAGCTTTCTTTCCAGTCTTTCTTATCCATATTTTTTAATTGCTTTTTCTATTTCGGTATCTTTCCAAAATGCTAGAGCTTCTTGTTTTAATTTTTCTTCTGGAGATATTTTTATATTTTGTCCTGCGGGTATTCCTCCGCCTAATTGTTTTAATGCTAATTGTCTAGCGACTAGTCTTTCTTCTCTTTCTAATAATTCCAATCTTTTATTATTAATTTCTTCTGCTTTTTTTCTTTCTTCTTCTGCTCTTTTTAAAATTAAATCTTCTTCTTCTGTTTCTTCTGTTTTGATTTCTTCTTTATTTTCTTTTTTGATTTCTTCTTTATTTTCTTCTTCAACCATTTTATAAAACCTCCTTTCATTTTTACCATAGTTTTATTTTTCTCCCATAATATTTAAAATATTCTAATCCTGCGCCTAATCCAATAACGAAAAAGCCCCTAACTAAGCACTCCCACCCTTTATAACTAAGGCCGAAGTGTTAATCATAGTTTCTATTGCTGGTTTATGTTTTTCTAGATCTTCACATTTCATTTTTTACCTTTTATATTGAGTTTTGTATCTATTGGCTCTTTTATTTTTTCTTGATTTTTATCTTTTTCTTTATCTTCTTTTAATTCATCCATAATACTAGGCGCTGGCTCTATGTTAAATTCTATTCCTAGTTGTTCTTTTGCTTGTTCTTCGTTGTATATTTTCATATCAAATATTTCTTGTTCGTAGGATGTTACTATTACTTTAGAGCTTGCTTCTGTGGTTTCACTTCCCCATCCCATTACTACTTCGGGCATTCCGCACGCTGTTACGAATTGTCTAACTAGAAATTTAATAAAATTTAAACTATCTAAGCTTCCATATTGAGCTATTGCTGTATTTTTAATTTCTTTAATTACTCCCGACGGTATAACTACATTTTCACTTTTCTTATATGCACTATTTATCGTAGTTTCAATATTATTTAATTTTGTTGTGTCGTCGGTTTCTACTTCAAAAAATTGTATTGGTTTTACTGTTCTATGATATAAGACTCTTAAATCTCCTAAGCCCTCGTTTCTCATTAAAATTAATTCTTCTAAGGCTTCCGGAAAAGGTATTCCGTGAATTTCGTCGGCTATTCTTTCATAAGATAAATGATAAATTTCTTCTGCTGTTATTAGTTTTTCACTTCCTGCGAACATATACCCCGCTACTATCCCTTCTTCATTTGCTATTATGGATGTTCTTCCAGAATTTAATGGTTTTAAGTTGGTTAATCTTCCTTGCTTGTCTTTTATTATGTGCGCAAAGCTATCTCCGCAGATTAGTGCAGTTCTCCAAAGATTTTTTAAAACGCTTCTTGCTGTGTCTTTACCAAAGCCTTTTATTTTTTTTAGTTTATCTAAATTTTTTTTATCTGCTTTAATTGCTCTCCCAAATGTCCATGAAGCGAATTTATTTATTACGGCTCTTAGTTCGGGTATTTGTCTATAATAACCATGATATTTAGTCCATTCGGGCGTATATTTAGTTCCTTTAGAAATAGACCCGTCAGTTTCCATATAATCTACTTCGTATTCTGTTCTTTGATTAGAGAAATCTGTTATCTGCCCTGTTCTTAGTGTAGTCATGTAAATTTATGTAGAACTATGTATTTAAATGTTACGCGTGTCCGCCGCCGCCTGTAATTGTTGGATTTTCCCCATTTTTTGAGAATGTGAAGTTTTGTATTTCTAATTCTACAAAACCATTATAAGTTGCTCCGTTTGTTGTTCCGATTACGCCGTTTGTTATTTCTAATTCTATTACATCTCCATCTTGATTTCTTTCGGGCTCTACAAAAATAGATGCCCACTGCTCAGTTTCAGAAAAAATAAATTTATTTGTTGTTGTTTTCAAAGTCGTTCCTTTAGTTATGTTTTTTATTGTCCATGTATATGAATCGTGTGCTCCGCTTCCATTAAAAATTGTTGCTTTTATTATTGCTCCTCCGAAATCTCCATCTATATCTCTTTCTAATCCTAGATTCCACATTGCAGTAAAGCTAGCAGCATTACAATCTTGAGTTTTATTATTGTTAAAAAAATATCTTACTCTATCTGTTCTATCTTTGACTATTTCTTTAGGGTCTTTTAATAATTCTTTTACTGCATAATTTTTAGTTTTTAGTAAAGTATCAAAATTAAGAGTCATTTTAAGATTTTAAGAAATCTGAATATGATATTTTTAGTAGTATGTTCTCTATTTGTTGCATCTTATATATATGTATATTTATCATATCTTCTGCTTCTATTCTTGAAGTATATCCAGACATATCATATTTAATACCCTCTACGGCTATTGCTCTTGCTACATATTCAGAAAGCATTAATTTATAAACATCATCTAAATTCGTCCAATTTGTTACAGCGTCGAATTTTATTAAAACACATAAATACGCTTCTGTATAAACGCCCACTAAGTCTTCCATAGCTTCGGTAAAACTCGCACTTACATTTTCTCCCATAAATCCATCTACATCTGTGGTGTCTGCTACCATAGTTGTATTTGTGTATGCCGTCATATTAGAAAGTGCGAATGAATATATTTAAACTTTTGTCTTTTTCATTTTCCCACGCCGCCCTTATAATTCCTTCAGTTATGTGAGAATATGAGCCAAATATCTTTCCCTCGTCGTGTTGTATAGATTGTAATGAGAGTTTTATTTCGTCATCATCTAGAAGTTTTATTTTTTTGTTTTCCATTAATACTAATAAATTTAAATACATTTCTTCTTTTAGGAGTTTTTTAGACTTAGTTCCATCTTTATCTATTGGGCGTGAGGAGTTATTTAAAGCGTCTGTTTTTCTTTTTGTTTGTTCATTATTCATTAATTCACTATAAACTCCGAAGCCTACGCCTCCATCATCTACTCCTATTTTTTTAAAATTGTAGGCCTTATCTAGTGTTATTATTCTTTTAGATGTGTCTGTTGTATGATTTCTTTTTTCTATGATATTTTCTCTTTGTTCTAAATTGTTATCTCCTACTCTTTCTAAAACTTCATAAGTGCATTCGTCTTTTCCTAAGCCTGCAACATCTACTCCTAAATAATACCTACCTTTATTAATGGTTTCCTTTCTTTTTAAAACTAATATTTCTTTAAGCAGTTCATCATCAAAAAGCTTTTTTAATTCATCTGTGAATATTGCTAGATATTCTTGTGCGTAGGCTAATTTTGACATTCTTTTCTTTTGTTCTTCTAAAAAAGTCATATCGTGTCTTGGACAGTCTTCGGCTGAGATATAGTATTTTTTGAATTTTATATTTTTTGAGCATTTATAAAAAAACTTCTCGCTTCCGTCTGAGTGTCTTTTTCCTGCTGGAGTGCTTGCTATATCCATAGTTCCATCAATAACAGAAAGCATAGGCATTACAGAAATAAAATAAAGTTCGCTCATTCTAGAGCCTTCATCTACCATTAACTTTTTAATTGTAAAGCCTCTTAATCCCTCGCCTGTTTCTCCCGCAGCATAACATAAAATTCCTGTTCCGTTTTTAAAATTTAATTTATGCAAAGTTGGTTTATCTTTTCCAGATGTTATTGTTAAATGTTTATATTTCATTTCTGCATATACGCGCGCCTTAGAAAGTATAAATTGGGCTTGTTTTTCTGTTATAGAGTTTATTAAGACGAATTCTCCTTTTTTGAAGTGGTTAAGACATAATTCTACGGCTCTTAGACTCATAGCCGTTGTTTTTCCGCACTGTCGCCCGCTTAATAGAAAGTTATCTCTATCTTCTTGGTTATATACATATTCTTTTTGCCATTCGTCTAGAGTTAGCCACGGGCGGTTTATATTAAATTCCATTTTCTTCTATTTTTATGAAATATGGACATTCACA